ACTGATACATGGCTACTGATTCGCTGAACCGTCGGCAATTCCTTGGCCGCGTTGGAGCTACCACACTTGGCGCAGGAGCCGCCTACTACGGAGGCACCCAGTACGCTGGCTCGCCCGTCCAAAACGGACAGGCCGTAGTTCCGCTCGCCGTTGGCGCGCTGCTCGCCGTCGGTGCCAGTGTTAGCTTAGGGTGGTCCCTCCGTGAATACGAAGTCATCGGTTCTGACGCACCTTCTGAGGGGCTAACTCCTGACGCGCTGAAACAGCAGGTCTATCAGACTGCTCTCACCCGTAAGTCGACGAACGCCTCGACGATCCTCGACAACCAGAACATCCTTGACGGCGTGAAACACACCGCCTACGTCGAGGCGAAGATCTCTGCGATTGAGCAACTGAACGCGGGCGTGTCTGAGTCTGAGGTTCAAACCGCGGCGCGAGATGCTGTTTCTGCCTACCTGACAACCGTTCAGTCGAATCTCCTCAAGACATGGAATGAGTCGGTCCGCGAGTTCTACAATTTACGGTCGGCTCTGGATTCGCACCCTGACCTTTCTCCGGGTGCGGTGCTGGATTCACGGGTCACCAAAACATGGGTTGATACGGGTAACATAAGTCCGTTCGGGAATTTCACGGCCAAAACGACTCGAGACATTACGCTGTTCGATGGGTCGACTTTTCAGTTAGAGTCCGTGGAGGGTGAGATGGCTTCCACCGACAAGTTCGGTGCTGATCCTCTGAATTGGGACCGGTACGATATCTCCTTGGACGATAACTTCAATGTCATCGTTTCCAACCCCGACGGCGGCAACGTCAAATATTTAGACGCGCCTTCGTGGAAGGGAATCTATGACGAGGTTTCCACCGTTCACGACAACGTCTTGGGTGGTATCTCGATGTGGGTAACGAACGTCTACGGATCTGTTCAGTCCGGCGACATCGAGGTCAGTGACCTCGTGACGCCCCGCGAACGCGCTGCTATGATGAGCGAGGAGGAAGGCACCTCGCAGGCCATCGCCGACCTCATTTCGCTGAATATTCCGGTCGATCTCGAACGCGAGGCGACAATCACTATCAACGACACTGGCGCAACGCTGCGCGGCACGTTCGGGCTGACCGACTCGTCGGACGGCCCGATTGAGTCGGGTGCGACCTACGAACCGTCCACCTTCGCCGGCGATATTTACTTCACGGCCGACATGAGTCTCGTCTATGGCGACTGGACCGCCTATGAGGAGGGGCTCGATGGCGGAACCATAACGATCACTGAGGAGCCCTATGGGGGAACCGCAATTGAGGTGACGACTGCTGCCTCTGAAACCGTCTCTGTCCCTGCTGTTGACTGGACGGATAACGGCGACGGCACGTGGTCCTTCGACGCCTCGGCTGACCTCGAAACCAACATCACGAACGTCGACTCTGCGCGCTTCATCTCCATCGCCACCGAGACACAGTATGAAACGCTCCAACTCGACGGCGTGTTCACTGTCGACAAGCTGATGAACACCGAATCTGGTGAAGAAGTTTCGATCACGAGCTTCTCTAACGCTCAACCACAGACTGACGCCAACTACATCACACAGGAGGAGTGGGACGATCTCGAACAGCAGAATCAAGACTTGATCGAGAAGTTCGAGGACTCGCAGAACGACGGCGGCGGCGGAATGATCTTCGACCGACTCGGCGGCGGAGCGATCCCCCTAGAGGGTCTGATAGTCGGCGGCGCGGCGCTACTGATAGCACTGTTCAGATAACCCCATGAAACACATTTTTATTACACTCATGCTGTTGTCAGCGGCCGCACTCGGCGGCGTGGCGACGGCTCAGACGGAGGCACAGAATCAGACAGATATACCGGAGGTACAGGAAGATGCGTCGGTTGACTTGACCGCCACCGACCTGAATATCCAGCTAGACGAGGATGTGACAATCACCGGCTTCGAGTACGGGTCCGACGAGGCGTTCAGGATCAAATTTCAGGTTGAGGAAGTGACGCGGGTAACTCTCTCGGCATCCACGCAGAGAGCCGAAGGCGCTGGTAAGTTTGCGATCAAGCGGGAGCGACTACTGCCCGGAGAGAACGAGGTAACAATCCCGGTCGCGCGGTCGGCGGGAGAGTCGGCGGTATCCATCACGACGGGAAAATCTATAGCGAACGGAGAGGGCGCGTACGTGTCCACAGGAATGGCTCAGGTGAACCGGCCGCCAGTCGAATGGCAGTCGGCACAACTACTAATTATTCTCTCGGCGGTCGGATCGGGAGCCGGAGCGATCCGATACGTAGCCCGTAAACGAGATGATGAAACGAAAGAAGCGGAGCAAATCCTATGACTTTGACTGACTGGGTGAAGCGGAACGGTCGCCTGTTGACGATAATCGTAATCGGTTCGATACTGATTGTTGAGGGGACCGAGGCGCAATATCCGGTCCTACCGGAGTGGACGGGGCTGGCCGTATTAGCGGGTATATCGGTCGCACTGGCGGGATGGATAGCGGCCGGTCGGATTTACGATATGCTACCCGACGAACACGGGATATTTCTGGTCTGTTTCGACGCCGACGACGACGCGGGCGGCGAAGTGTGGGAACTCTCAGAGGATCAGTTTAGCGACATGGAGGTACACAACGGTCGGCTGTTGGAGTGGTCCACGTCGGCGCTTCGAGTTTACGAGGTACGTTCGTACGACCCTTCGAGGAACGCGGCCGTAGCGAACTGGCGTGAGACGGCGAGCGGTTCAGAGCTCGCAGGACACCACACCGTTAGTCAGGCGATGGATCAGATTGGCGAGCTCCGAGATGAATTCGAGAAGGAAGCGGAGCGGGCTCAATTCATCCGGCGGCGCTTGCCGTCGATCATCCGAAAGTTGGACCGAGAAAGAGCGAAGGATCAGGCCCGCAGCTTGGAGCCGCACCTTGCCCCATCCACCGACAGCACAGCGGGAGTAACCGACGTGCTGGACGAGTCGCTACCCGACGAACTCCTACCCGGCTATATGCAGGGCGAGGAAGCGGCCGAGAGAGGCGCAGGCGACGAAGGCGATGGATGGGCGAGCTTCGACCTACTGGACGACACGGAGTCGTTAGAGCCGACAGGAGCGAACAACGCGGTAGAAGACGACTAAGATATGAGTAGCAAAGATACACACAACGTCTATGCGGCGGCAGAGAGTCGGGAGTTCCTGAACAACGCGCTCGAAGGCAAGTCGAACGAGTATATCAATCGCTTCGCCGGACTGGTGGACGACAGACAAACGCTCGATCTACTGAATTACTACTGTTCGCTGTGGCAGGACGGCGCCGAGAACTTCTTAGATACTCGAATGGCCGAGATTATCATAACGAACGCGGCGACTCGTACGATGGACTCGGCATTCCGGGCGGGCAACGTATCGCAACTGAAAGGCGCTGTGGGGCTCACGTCGCACAGTAAGGACGCTGGGGACGCACTGGCAGAGATAGGCCGCAGGCTGTCGGATGAGGGCTGTATTGCGTTCATCGTAGGGCCACCGGGAAGCGGAAAGACGGCGCTTATGGCCGACATAACGAGAGGCTGGGCGGCTCGAACCGGCGGCTCGGTGTTCTCAAATCTCGACTGGGACGGATCGGATGGGCTCGTACTCACGGATCGCCAAATGTTCGAGAGTATGGCGGCCGTCGAAGGACCGACCCTCGGCGCGTTGGATGAGTTGTCTACGGAACTAACTGGGCGCGGATCGGACAGCGTGAAGGCCGAAGACTTCGCTCGGTCGCTCACACTGGTAAGGAAGAAAGAGGCGAAACACGGCCGGTATGCAAAGCGGGGCTCGGTGCTGGGTGTGGCTCACACTAAGAAGCGGCTCGCGGCTTCGCTTCGACGGATGGCGACTCTTATCATTCAGAAACCGAGTCGAAACGATCAGGGCAAAGTGGTTCTGTTTGAGTCGGAAGGCGGGGCCGACGATCTCGAAAAGATAGGAGAGTATCAGGGCCTCACCGACACCCGAGAAACCTACGGAGAACATGAGGCTTCATCCTTCGACGTGGTGGGTGACGAGGACGACGACGAGGACGACGGCGACGGCCTCGACGCCGACGACATTCGGAAAGAGGAAGCTATCAGGACTGTGGTGAAAGCCTGCAAGCCGTGGGATGATGATTCGGGCGCGTCGTATCCTGAGGCGGCCGAATTAGTGGACTTCAAGGATTCATGGGTCGGTAATCGGGTTCGTGACTGGAAGCGTGGCGAGTACAGAAACCTCGTGGCCGGGCCGAATGGTGATTCCGCATGACGGCGGCGGGGGCCACCGGCCGCCACCACTACACACACCCCCACCGGCTCATATTTATATTTACAGTGGGGCCGGTTTCGCGGTTCCCTGTGGTGGGGCGGGGTCGGCCGACTGGCGATTTTGAGCTAAAATCCTCGTCGAGAATTGAATCTGAGGTCGTGGGTCAAAGTCAAGCAAAACTGGGGTGGTCGGCGTGATTCCTGAATGAGTCGGAACCGTTCACGAAAGGCGGCGCGGTACGGTCGGCTGGCTGAGGAGGTGGCGGCTCGACACTACGATCTAGATCTAGATCACAGTGAGTTTCGGGGAGTTCGTGTAGATGCACGCGGGCCGGGCGGTCGGGCGTTCGACGTGAAAGCGGCGATGTCGAACCGTACGAGTTCTAAACCGCGCTTTCGTCTCTGGAAGGATCAACACGACGTACTGAATGCGGTCGACGGCGGGTATGTGTTCGTTCTGTATCGGGCTCTCGGCCGTGGTATTCGCGTCGAAAAAATCCGATCGGTGTCTGCTCGGTCGCTCCCTTCGATAACGTGGGGGGTCGGCGGGCATCGCGGCGGCGGGAGTCAAGTCAAGATACCACCGAGTGCGATATTCGACTAGGGCACTTTTTTAGAATCTAAACTGAACCGACGGCGCCACAGCTGTGGATCGGGCCGGATCGGGCCGGATCGGAGCTCGAAATCAGGCGGGCGGGTTTAGGATCAACAGAAAACAGGGAGTAGTTGGACAGTGGCTATTCTGATTCGGTGTGTAGTGTTGATGGGAGTTGTTGGCCTCGTCTCCACTTGTCGGGTTTAGGTCCGGGGACAGGATCGCGTTTTATCCATCCCATTTCTTCCATCGTATGCAGTACGTCGGCGGCGGTTCTATCCGACACACT